AGAAAACAGCCTCAGTTTTGAGGCCGTTGCTTTTTAACTCTATCGCCTGTTTCGCATGATACAAAAACAAGAACGGTGCAGTCTCGGGTTTGGCTTGTTTCTTTACCAGTATCCAAGAACTGGAGCTCTTATGCCTAGTTAACCAAGCAACTTGGTGCGGGCTTAAGTTAACAGCATTAGCTTTACAAAACTTTAACTCGACAAAATGAAACAAACCTAACTCATCACAAATCAAAAGGTCGGGTATACCTTGCCCCGCCCAGTTTTCAATTCGAGTTAGTATCAGCTTCCGATGTTTCGAGTTCTTCACCGCCGTCTTCAACTGTTGATAGAAGCCCGCTTCCGTCTTCATCTTGATCGGGAGTGATATCGATGGCATTGCCATAAGTATCCTTTAAATCCTGTAGAGCTTTCAAAACATCATCTTTGCTCATGCTGTCGATGCTACCGTGTCTTATCTCCGACTTGGAAACATATATATCACCTTGTGCCATGCCTCGACGGTACTCAGCTTGAACAGCAGCAGAGTATGCTCCGTTTTCTAAAGCAACATCTCTAATCTTTTGAAGATCTCGAACGTGCCGTTGATAAGTAACTCCAAACTTAGCATCAAGCTCATCCCGATATTCTCGAATAGCTTTGCAAACATGTGGACTGATATAAGGGTTGGTCATTTGACTAGCTCGAACTGGAGCAGACTTTTTAGAATAGCCTGCCCGCTCCGCAGCTTCCATGCCAGTGATAGTTCCGTCGTTCGCCACGAGTTCCTTTACAAAGATCTCTTGCATCCTTGTCAGCGGCGAATTTTCATTCACGCGCTTTCGACCTCTAAGCTCATCTGGGTTTTGCTTGTTATACTTTTTGGCAGTTGGCTTTTTCTTTTGCCGGATTACCAAACCTCTTGGTATTACTGGTTCTTGTTTTGACATATTCCTAACCAAAACTATTTCGCTATAAATTTCTTATAAACGTAACTTTTATATATATACCAGAAAAAAATAAAAAAAATAAAAAAACAATTTAGGCCCTTATAACGCAAATCTTGATTTAAGCTGTCTAGGGGTACACCACTGTTTGTCATGGTGTAACCACTTATGTAACCGCATATCTACTATATAAAGAAGGGGTTTGAAGGCCCAAGTTACACGGTTACACGGGTTACGGCCTTTTTTTACAAAAAATATTTTTTTTTATTTTCAGCTCTATATATATAAAACGTAACTTTAATTAAAAGTTCGGATCGTAAAGTTCGCCTTTTTTGAGCTTTTCTCTAAGCTCCGTGAGCCGCGAGCTAATGGACGCGAGCCGTGGATCGTCGACACCGAAATCCCATATAATATCGTCGTAGGATTGCTCTAATTTCTTCATTTCTGCGGTAACGTCGGTAAGGCGTGGATCGTCGTTCATATTTGTATTCCATTGGTTCGTAGCTTTCTGACAAATTCTTTAAGTTCGTTGCGGGCTTGATACAGTTCTCGTTCTATGTTGGGTCGAGCGTCGTACCGATAGCGTTCGGTTTCGAGGTTATCGACTTGTTGTTTAAGGAAACGGTATTCGAATTTATGTGCGGGGGTTAGTGCTTCGTCACCCATTATGGTCGTTCCTTTGGTTTGATTAGTTTATTGGAGGCAACCTGAGTGCCTTTACAGCTTATCATAACGGTATCGTGGTGTTTTTCCATGATATTGTACATTGCTTCTTTGGAGTAGCTACAGGCGTCATAGCTTGGGAAGACGATGTTATGGGTTACTTGTTCACCTTGAACAAAGTAACTGAGCACCATGAACGTGAAGTATTTTATCATTGTTCAATTCCCTTATATTTGATCCGTGTGTTCACACCTAAGTTGTAGATGCACTCTCTTTTAAATTCTTCTAAAGCTTTGTGCATATATTTCATGTCAGCGATCTCTGGATTTTGAGGATCATGTAATTTGATAATGTCCTCCAATCGATCCACGACGTAATGCATACATACTCTGTCATCCATCATGCTATCCTCCAAACTCTGTAACCAATAAGTTTGCCGTTTTCTTTTTGCATTCTTTTTACAAAGGCTTTGACCGTTGCTTTTCGGTTAATGCATTTTCCGTGACGCAACCTAATGGCATTCACCATAGACACAGCCTCTGAATGTGTTTTAAAAAGAATGCTATCATCTATCTCCATTTTTTTTGCTATTTGTGCATAGTGCCCGCTTGGTACGATAGGAACATCTTTCTGAATTTCATTATACTTTTTCATTCTTCAACCTCCAGTTCTCCAGTGCCACCGCACTCTTCACATCCACCTTCGACCACCTCTTCATCAAGATATCCTATATCTCTGTCAAAGTTCTGTGGACGAGGTACTTCAATAAAAGCTGCACCAGTCCCTTCGCATTCAAGACAGATCGTGGTCTTGGGTTCTTGTTCTCTGTTGTAGAACACCTTTTCAAAGATATCGCTCAACATAATCTGTATTGGATCTACTTTGTGCATTCTTTTCCCTTCCTTGAAAAATAAATACGTTCTGCCAGATCACACACTTGCTTAGTTACGTCTTCGCCGTCCCAAGTGGTTTCCATGTCCGTGTGTCCAAAGTCTTCGTTGTGATCGATCATTTCTAGAATTGCTTTTAATAGAGATGAAGCTTCGATTAAGAACGGCTCAATGCCGTTCTCTGTTTCAAACCACCCTTCAAGTTCAGCCATCATATGCCCTTCTTTCGGTAATACTCTTCCAGTTGATGAAGCCGTGGTTGATCCCATTTAAAAACATAACCTTCCTTAACTTCTTCCCACTCGTACCAACCTTCATGTTCGGATAGACCAAGTTTAAACGCCTCTAGTTCAACTTTAGTTTTGAAGGTATAGGTTTTAGCTTTTTGACCATCTTCGGGAGTTTCGCCCCATAAGATTGAAATTTTATGCATTTTCTTCTTCCCCCTCTTCGATTGGTTCCCAACACTCGTCATCACCGTTGACGTATCGACCTTCAAACATGCCGCCCTCGTCTTGGTAGTCGGCATCTACTTTGATACCTAGCTCAACGAGATGGCTCCAAACCGGAATAGGTGGTGCCCATGCTGTCCAACAATTAAAAGAAAACTCTGCCTCGCAATCATCGTCAAGAGGGTTGCCAAGGTCAGTAAAACCCTCATCCATTATTTCGACGTTACATACGTCCCACTTTGTACCCCAGTTATCGCACCGCCAATCGTACCATGCGGGAGTAGAACATTGAGCCAGACCATCTGTTCCAATGTTAAGCGGGTGATGAGATGGTAATTTAACTCTGGGTTTGACAAACGTATTAAAAGGCATGGGTTTGATTAACTGACAGAACACAGGGTTTGCTAGTTCAAGGTGTTCGTAAATTTCTTTGACGATTTCCCGTGGTCCGCGAATATGGACTTGTTGATAACAATGATTTGGCATTTGATACTCCTCATAAGTTGCCGTTCTTGGTATCTAGCAACTGTATGGGAGTATGTCAACCCCTAGCTAATAAAATTATTTAATGAACTTCGTCACTGGGGCCATCTTTAAATATTTCTTCGCCTATTTCCATCCGCATTGCGGCGTGTCCCATTGCGCCCGCAATCGTACCATAAACTGTTTGCGGGTCTTCGGATCCAAGCATTAATCTATAAAGAACCGCGGTCAACGCTCCGCTAATCACGGCTCCTGTTGAAAAATCTTTGCCGGATAATTCTTTTAATGTATCTTCAGTAAGATTATAACTTAGATTAAAATCTTCGAGATGTTCTGTTTTCATAATATCATTCTATGTTAAAATGTATAAATGAAAAAGCCCCAAACCGAAGTTTAGGGCCTAATCATTTTTTATGAGGTGTCCCATCCATAAGCGACTTTATGGGACATGTCAAGCGACTTCACGATGTTTTTTGTATATTTCAAACATTAATCGTAATTGACCACTAATTGTACGCCCTTCAGCCTTAGAAATTGTTTTGATCTCCTGATATATCTCTATCGGAACCAAAACACTCTTCCATTTTTCAGTATCCATAACAAATCCCCTCTGATTATGTAGGAACATATAAGATGTTATGGGAAATTGCAAGAAAAAAGCCGCGGTAATGGAGCTAACCGCGGCAGTTGGGAGATATTAGCTTGTCAAAGCCTAACGAGCAGACCCCCAACTTGGACCTATCTCCACGTCACACAAGTTGGGTACACTTAATGGTAGCGCATTTTCCATGATCTTGGCAATATTTTTAGCTTCTGCGACAGTTTTTACCGACATAGCTATCTCATCATGTATTTGAATAAGGGGCAGATGCCCGCTTTCATACAGATCCACCATAGCTTTTTTGGTCATATCGGCGGCTGAAGCTTGTATCAAGCGGTTCAATGCCTTGTAGGTGTAAGCCCTCTTTAACCTGACTGTATCACCATATGTTTTGACGGCATCTGCAAATCGCAAAGCTTTGTTCATAGCAAAACCATCTGGCTCCCAGAGCGGGAAACGGCACTTACGTCCAAGTAAGGAACGTAACTCACCGTTGCTGTCCTTCTCGTTCAGTCTGTTCATCACGCCGTTCATCAAACCCTTCACGAACGGAACACGCGAGTGATACTGCTTGATTATGTCTTTGGCCTCATCTGTCTCAATGCCTAGCTGATCGGCTAGTTTCGCCACGCCCATGCCATACATCATACCAAGGTTTATGGTCTTGGCCTGTTTACGAGGGATTTGAGCCATCTCTGCAACCATTGTGTGGAAGTCCGTCTTTGGATCAGAGTTGTACATATCAACAAACTCTTCTGCACCGCGGAGCGGGCTGTTCCTATTCTTACCAAATACATGTGCGTAATGGACCAAGATCCGTGGTTCCTGTTGCGAGAAATCTATTGCGGCCCACTGGTCCCCTTCTTCCGGCAAGAACAAACCGCGTATCATCGGCCCTAACTCTGGGTCACGGGCAGGAATTTGCTGAAGGTTTGGGTTGTTCATAGAGATCCGACCAGAAACCGTACCGCCATCATCTGACCTAATCTGGTTAATGTGCGAGTGGATCCGACCATCGGAGCGACAGTGCTTGAGTATTGTATTGATAAACGTGCCAGAAGTCTTGTTGAGGTTTCGAGCTTCAACGATTAACTTGGGAAGTTCATGTACGTGGTCCGATAGATACGACTTTGTAAACGACGGGGCATCTTTTTCAGTCCGTGGATAACTTAATTCTAGCTTATCAAAAGCTTTTGCTATAGACTGCGCCGCCCAGATTTCCACATCCATGCCCGTTAGTTTTCTTATACCTTGCAGTACACCTTTCTCGCGTTTGAGTAACTCGTCCCGTAATCGCTCTGCTTTGTCCAGATCAACACGAACACCGCGCCATGTCATATCGATTAGGCATGGCAATAGTCTGGTTTCTAGGTCCACGATATCCGACACACCCTCAGATATGATTTTACTTTGAAAGAAGTTGTATAACTCCAGAGTAATCTCTGCATCTGCTTGGGCGTAGGGGCCGACAAACATGGCGGGCATCTTGTACATCTCTGACTTCGGGTCCAAACCAAAGGCTTGCGCGGCCTCATTAAGTAGTTTTTCTGACTTGGTTTTATCCAGATAGTCAAAGGCTAGAGCGTTTAGGCTGTAGCTGAACCTGTTTTCGTCTAACAGAGATCCGATCAGCATGGTGTCACATATCTTACCCTTGAGATCAAAGCCCATACGCCTGATCCAACCCGCATCGTATTGTGCGTTGTGCATAATCTTATCGGCGGGGCACTCGAATACTTTCTTGAGCCAACGGTTGACGATCTTCTCGTCTAAATTACCGCCGCCATTGTGGCGAATTGGTATGTATCCTGACCATGTGTCGGTTGCTACTGCATAGCCTACAACTTCACCATCTCCAGTTGCCCATCCTGGTCCGTTTGATTTTATATGCGGATCTTTTGTTTCCACGTCTATGGCAATTCGTTTGGCATCCGTCAGATCGGGTAGATCATGCGGAGGAACCCACTCGCTTTTGGGGGCAAACATGTGCATTTGTAGGGGCATTACTTTTCTCCGCCAAGCGCAGCATAGCCACAGATATCCACCCAACCGTCCATGTGGTTTGACTTCATCAGTCGAGCGCACTTCATTAGGATCATACAGACGGATACTTGCTCTACTGTTACCTCTGTTTTTAAAAAGACCGACCAGAGATCGGCTATGTCTTGGAAGTTTTCTTTAGCGTCGCCGTAGTCTTGCGCTCGGTCACCGTTAATAAGTTTTTCTGCTTGCCTCAATATTTCGTCACGTTTCATTATTATTTTCCTTTGGGTAGTATACTAGGTAAAAAGATCCACATTTGGGGCACGACATGTTTGTTTCAATCAGATATTCTTCGGACATGTAACTGTCTTCCTCAATATCGTGATCGCCGCCCCATATTACTT